CGTCGGAACAAACGCAGGCCTTCCAGCGCCCTCACGGGAACCGCCCCATATTTTCTTTTTTAACGTCGGTTTTTCATGATCAGTCATTAGTATTTACCTCAAGCAAGGCCTTCTTGCCCGTAAATTCTTCCCATCGTTTGACGATGACATCGCAGTATTTTGGGTCTAGTTCCATAGTCCTACAAGCCCTGCCGGTTTTTTCGCAGGCTACCAATGTTGATCCACTGCCGCCAAATAAATCAACGACAACATCTTCACCCTTGCTACTGTTGACAATTGCTTCCTCTGACAATGCTACGGGCTTTTGTGTTGGATGGACATAGCTTGCTTGTGCGTCACGCCCTATTTTCCAAATCGTTGTTTTTGATCTATCACCGCAGTAAAAATGCTTTCCACTTGCGCTTTCTTTCCATCCATACAATATTGGCTCATGTTGCGCTCTATAGTCTTGCCAACCCATTCCGGCAGATTGTTTTACCCAAATTAGCGTTGATGATTTTTTGAAAAGCTCGCCAAATGTTTTTTCAAATGCTAGCTTAGGTCCGGTTTGACTATCTGGATGGCATACATAAATACAGGCAAGCGGCTTCATAATTGCGTGATATGTAGCAAAAAAATCCCTGCAAAACTGTTCAAAAGACTCATCCGACATGTTGTCATTTTTTATCGGACCTAGTTTATTTTTTTCGCCGCGACCTTCGTAAGCAACGTTATATGGTGGATCAGTAAACACTAGATCTGCTTTGACGCCATTCATTAGTTTTTCGGCGTGATCTAAACTCGTACTATCGCCGCACATCAACCGGTGCTTGCCTAGTATCCAGATGTCCCCAGGCTTTGTAATAGGCTCCTCTGGAGGCTCAGGAACAGCGTCCTCGTCCGTCAATCCTTCCGTGACGTTGACTGGAATGAGATTGTTTAATTCCTCGTCAGTAAACCCTAAGATACTTAAATTAAAGTCCGTTGCCTTTAATTCTTGTATTTCTAAAGCCAAAAGTTCTGTGTCCCAACCCGCGTTTAAAGCAAGTTTATTGTCTGCAATAACGTATGCGCGTTTTTTTTCTTCGCTCCAATTGCTTGCTATGACTACCGGAACTTGTTTGTAATTTAACTTTTGCGCGGCTGCCAGCCTCCCGTGGCCGGCAATGATCATTCCCGTTTCATCAATAAGAATCGGTACAGTCCAGCCCCACTCTTTTATGCTAGCGGCAAGTTGGCTGATTTGCGCATCTGAGTGCGTCCTACTGTTTCTTGCGTAGGGGATTAAGCGGCTGATATCCCAGATTTCTATGTTTTCTGCTGGTCCCATCACAATCTCTCAGTGACATATGATCCGGCGATACTAAGGTTTTGTTGCGCGGGCTGCAAGCTTTTGTCGCGGCGCAAAAACTACTCATCTCATAACTGCTTGATTTTACTATGCTTTACTACAAAAAGAAACCCCGGCGCGGTGCCGGGGAAAATAGTCGGGAAGGAGACTTAACATGAACTACTCGTCAGATTCTAAGTCCTCCTGCTCTTGCTCGTCAAGCAGTTGCTGTTTGTAAACCTGTTTTTGATAGTCACGCTCGCAATCAAGGTTGTAACGTGCAAGCTCGCGCTCAAGAAAATAATCATAATTCATACGTGCTCCTTGATGTATTCGCCAATAGCCTTGTGAAACTCACGAAGCTGCTCTTGATTGAGGTGAGCGCTGCAGTGTGCGCCCGCCTTCCAAATCGAGAGCCACAAGCCGCCTTCGTATTCACTCAGGTTGATCTTGTCGTAATTCTCTGTTTTGATGCTGTGTTCCATGATTTTCTCCGTTAGTTACGCTGTTTAGTTACTACAGGCTCAATCCTACACGCTTTTAGTCCATTTATTCGTCACCGTTTATCTGCCCGACGAATGGCATCTACTTCTTGGATGCGTTTACCAATCCATGCCATAACAGGCACTGCCATAGAGTTACCTAGTGCTTTGTATCTCGGTCCGTCTGATGCATTTGGGATGTTGGTGTAGTTATCAGGAAAGCCTTGTAGGCGTTCACATTCAACGGGCGTAAGGCGGCGCACTTGCATTGCGGTGCGGATATAACTTGTCTGCTTCATGCCAGATTGAGCAGCAAGCGCCCCAACATATGGCATTTCACGCACTTCGTCGCGGGTGTTTTGAGCAAAGGCCACCGGCTGCGCCACCACGTTCATACCGCGATCAGCGCATGGGCTACTGTCATATCGCGCCGTTAAACTCCCCGCAATACATCCAAACTGTGTTGTCGCCACTGCTGCCGGTTGAGCGCGATCTAATGTAGGCGCAATTTCTACAGAAACGCCCAAACCATTTGAACCTGTGTTAGCTGTGATCATGCTATAGGTTTGCGCCATTATTCCGCAATCGAGCGCTCCAACAATGCTTGATGAAGTTGTTTTGGAAGTTTCTTGCCCCTTTTTTCGGCTCGGCGCAGAATTCCCTTGCAAGCTGTGGCGCTCAAAAAGTACCGCTGCGGCACGTCGCCAGTTTCCAATGTATCCGACAACGAACACACGTCTGCGTCGCTGGGCCACTCCGAAGTACTGAGCGTCCAAAACTCGGTAGGCCCACCCATACCCGAGTTCGCCCAGCATTCCGAGGAAGGAGCCAAAGTCCCGTCCTCCATTGCTTGACAAAACGCCGGGGACGTTCTCCCATACCAACCATCTGGGCCTAAATCGGTTAGCAATCGCGCCATAGGTAAGCATGAGGTTGCCACGCGGGTCATCCAGTCCTTTTCTAAGTCCTGCAACTGAGAAGGATTGACAGGGGGTTCCTCCGACAAGAAGGTCAATTGTTCCAAGATTCCACTCCTCAAATTTTGTCATGTCACCTAAATTAGGGACATTTGGATAATGATGTTTGAGCACCTGGCTTGGGAACTTCTCAATCTCTGAAAATGCCTGTGGTTCCCAACCAAGTGAATGCCAAGCCACAGTTGCGGCTTCAATACCTGAGCAAACGGATAGGTATTTCATTTAACTTTCCATCCATAAGCTTGCTCTTGTTGAACACCAAGTAGCCGACGCGTGATGTGTAGCAACCCTGCCTCATCAATGTCGTAATGCTTGGCAAACGCTTTTACCCCCATGCCGTGAATGCCGATGTCTCCTCGGTGATGGGCTGGGCATAGCGGGATTGCGTCGTAGTGGCTAGCCTTCTGCGCCATGCCCGTGCCTTTGCGCGGGTGATGGATTTCCGCTGGCGTGCCAGGCGTGCCCTGTAAATGGCAAAGCACGCAACCAATTTCAGCGACCTTATTAAGGTGCTTTTTCTCATCTTTGGTCATATCGTCGCCCTGCCCTCGGCCCTCAAGTTCGCTTGCTGCGTCCGATAAATCTCAATCCTTGCTTGCGCTGCGATCAAATCCCAGCGGAGCTTCTCCTCGATCCTTACCGCTTCCTTGATGCCTAAGAGCAGCTCAAGATATTCAGGGTGAGCATAGGCCTCCCGCTCCTGTGCGCCGAGCGCAGTCTCTAGACTATCTCGCATCAGCATTGCTTTCTTGCTTTTGCGGAACTCCTCAAGATAAACCCGCTGCGCCTTAGCGTCAGCAAACTGCGCTGCATGCTTAATGATGTAGTCAACCGCGGCATGCGGATCGCGGTTAGGTTTGTCAGTTTCCATCAATGCCCTTTCTAGCCTTGCCATAAGCCTTAAACAGCGATTTTTTTTGATTGGTTGGCATCACCCTATTACCTCCTCATTTTTTTGGCTTAAATCGTAGACGCGCACCTTCACCATGCCGGCTATCGTTGCCTTGTAGATTCTCAGATCCTCAATCTGACTGTCGTCCTCCCACACCCCTGCATGCGTCAGCGCATCGAGCAAAGACTTCAGAATGTTGTCGAGATCCCGCTTCCTGCGGTCCGGCGGGAAGGCCTCGATCACAACGCGGACAGGTCCAGTTTGTTTGAGGTAGCGCTGCACCATTGCGGCTTCCATCACCCAGTAATTAACTGCTTTGCGATACGCTTTGCCCTCAGGCGTGACGTACACGGTTGCCAGCCTGCCAGTAACTTTGTGCCGCCAGTAGGTGTTTATGGTTGGTGGCCACGGTAACGTGACCTCAAAAATCGGCGTCGAATCTGTAGGGGTTTGCACCGGGCTTCTCCACGAATTGTTGGGACTTGCGGTCATACCAAAGTCTTAACCGCGGTTCGTTTTCTCCGTTTCTTTGCTTCTCACAAAGCAACATGGCATCAGGTTCATCTGGCTCGACAAGTTGGCCAGCCTCAAGCAGCCGCTCCTTCTTCTTGTTGCGCCAGACCATGAACACGTTATCCACTTGGTCGGCAATGCTGCCGCTTCCCTTAAGGTCCACTTTTTGGGGCATGGCCTCGTCAGTTGCGCCCTTTCGGATGTGATGCACCAGGTGAACATGCAAGTTGGTGTCGCGGGCTAAGTTTGTGCAGTCACTCACAAAATCCTTTTGACTGTTGTAATCGTCCTCTCCCTTAACGCACTTCATCAAGCTATCAATGAACACGTCCTGCATCTTGAGTTCCCTGGCTGCGTAGTTGCAAACCCCGATGACTTGCACGGGCGACACATCACCCTGTCGATCATAGAACCACAAATAATTGCCCGCCCAAGATGCAAACCGCTGGTAGTCCTCAACGCTTGGATACTGCGTGCCTGCAAATTGCCGCACCATGCGCTGCAGAGTTGTGGTCGGCTTCATCTCGAATGATGCGATCAAGACGTTGCGCTTCTGTGCGATCAACTGCAGCGCGATCATGGTCGTGATCATCGATTTGCCGCTTCCGTTTTGGCCAGCATAAACCGTAACTTCGCCAGTCCTGAACGAAAACATCTCGCGCAGCTTCTGCCAAGGCATCACAACCGGCGTCGGTGGCGTGGCTTGCAATAACGCAATAGCCTCTCTGACGATATCTCGTGCCGGCCTGATCATGACCGCGGGTTCCATCATGTCATACCAAACTTGAAAATCGATGTTGTCAGGTATCGTATTCATGCATCCACCTCAGAGTCCCATAGAAGGCCTGGAAGCGTTTCGCGGTAATGGGCGAATATCCTCCTAGCCTTGAATTGTTTTAACGCCTCCACGGCCTCAAAAACGGCCTCAGAATCGATTCCTACAACGTGGACAACCAAATCCTTTGCCCAGCGGTAGTCGCGCTCAAACGGCGCGGCCACAACAACCGGAATCGGCAAGGTCGGATCGGGCTTGCCATCAAACTCCACAAAAACCGCGCGGGGCGGGGAATTATTTAGCTTGCAAGAAAGAACAAACTCATGACCTTTCATAGCGCACCTGCAAACTTGTCTGGATCAGTTGCAAACTTAGCCTTTTCTTTTTCCAACCATTCAGCTTTGAACCCAACCCAATTCTTCTCGCAACAAATCGTGAGCGCTTGTGTGAGGGTTAGGTTTGCAAGTTCGGCTTCTCGGATTAAGCCAGCAAAAGCAACTG